CAGGGATAATTACAGTGTACAGAACTTTTAAATAAAAAGAAAGGGGCAACCGAAGTCGCCCCTATCACGGAGGAGGTGATTCCTCCTTATATCACAGTTTACGCTCCAGGTGAACCGAATACACAACGTGGATCTGAGAAACCAAAGCTGTAACGCTCACGAGCTTTGAATCTCATGTTACCTGTGTCAAAGTCAGCTTCCATGCCAGTAGACATTGGAGTACGCTCAAAGTGGACAAAACCACGAGGAGCATCCGTCAAGATGAAAAATGCATCTGGATCTGTTAGGAAGTCGTTGACAGCATAACCATCAGGCAACATACCCATAGATCTTAGTGCGTTCACATCATTGTCTGCTGTACCAACACGAAGGTTAGACACCATCAAACGCTCTGCAACGAATTGCAATTGACGTGGAATGATTAACTTCGTACCGCGTAAAGCGACTTTAAGACCACGCTCATCAACAAACCCTGCAATGTTGATCAAAGCATCTTCAAGAGATGTTTCGTTCAAGTCAGCAGCAGTTCCTGGTTCGTTGGCAAACGTACCACCTGAAGTAAGTGGGTGAGACGCATCACACAATGCAACACCATCACCACCGGCAGTAGCACCCGCAGTAAAGGCATTGTTAAGAACTGAAGCAGCCTTAACTTGTTTTGTGTGAGCCATTGAACGAGCCAACGCACGAGTATAACGTGAACCAAGACGATCATATAGATTGTCTTCGATAGCTTCCTCAGTAATTGAGAATGCCAACGCTATTGTTTCGTGGTTGTAACGAGCAGTGTATGCTTCGTTTGCGTCGTCAAAGTTTACAGCAGAACCTTCCGATTTGGTTGGTGCTGCGCCGAAACCACTCAACATCACTTCTTCTTCGAATGCTCGATCAGAAGATTCTGTTGTGAAGATCTCCGCATGTTGGTTTTCGTACCGAGAGTACTCCATACCAAACAGGGCGTTGAGACCTGGTTCCAACTCTTTCGCTAGTTGTGCGCGAGATATAGCCATAAGTCAGTCTCCTTATACGCCAGTAGTCGATGGAGTTCCGGCTACAATCGCACCATTTGGTGAGTTGAAGCTGTTATTCAATCGAACAATTAAAGGGATACCCGCAGCTGTAAAGTCACTGTTCTCAGGATCATCTTGAATACCAATGATACGGAGATGCAATGCAGCTGTGGCAGCGATTGTGCTAACACCCAACTTAGCTGATGAAATACCTGTGGTTGTTGAACCAGAAGCACCCGTAGCAAAGTTTGCGTTTGCGAACACATGTCCTCGTGCAGTTGCTTCGCTAGTTAGTGAAGCGTCTGAACAGATAACAAATGTCTGCATTGGGTTGTCATACACGAAGGCTTTGACGGGAAAATTAGAATCCGCGCCAGAACCGGGCCAGTAATTAGAAAATACTTTCTCACCAGTAGTGGACGAAACGTACTCACAACCCCAGAACACACCTACAAGACCTACAGTACCACCCGCAGCCGCGCCAACAATATCAATAAAACCAGTTGACAGCGGAATTACAGGAGAACCTTGATAGATCGCGTTTGTGTTTCCAGAGGCGATACGATACTCGGTCGCACCAGTGGTGTTAGCAGCCTGACCGACTACTCCAATCGGACGTAGTCCGAATGCACCGTTTGTGTTTGCCATAGTAGCAATCCTCTATATTATTCGGAGTCGCGTGCACGGCCTCCGAAGGTTACACGACTTTGCCGACTTGAATTAATCGGCATTGAAGGATGTTGTTCCTTCATCAAGTCCTGATCCACAGCAGTCATTTGTTCTCGGGTTCGGCCCCCGTAATACTCGTTTCTTTCATGCGCTGTTTCTTCAGGTATACGACACAGCATCAGACCACCTTGACCTATGACTCCCGCATACTTGCCATCGTCGATGACTGGAGCTTCATAATTTGGATACTCATCAGCACGGACGGGTTCCCATCCTTCACGCAACTTAGAATGAACATTCATTTTGTCCTCTTCGCCGCGCATTGCAACTCGAATCCAACGATGCACAAAACCCTCTGGAGGATTAGGTGCTTCAAGGTGACTGGGCGGTGCCCAGGGTTTTCTACGAGACTCACTATCTCGGGTGGTTTGAGCGCGTGGTTTTCTATCAGTCATTACTTAATCCTTTACATACTTGGCATATTCCTCAAGAGGAACGTTTAGCTTTTTTGCAATAGCGATCTGCGATGGTGATAGTTTCACGCTATTCTTACGCCCCTGTTTTGGATTGCGAGATGCAGATGAACCAGCAGAAGCGACCTGATTCGATCCCGATTTTTTCGCCACTTGAAACTTGTTCGGAAACTCTGAACGCAAGCGACGATCAATTTCACTATAATACTCTTCGCTGTTTGGGTCAAACCCTTCTTCTTCGATAAGCTTACGGTGAATACCAAACGTGGCGTAAGTCATGACTTCATCTTGACCAAACCACTCATTCTTTTCAGCCCATTCTTTTGCTTTTGGATCAGGCTGTGGTTGCTGTTGAGGAGCAACTTGTTGAGGCTGTGGTTGCTGTTGTTGCTGTACTACAACACGTTCATCAGCTTTTTTCTTGGCTACCTCATAACGGTCAGCTTCTGCTGTGGCTCGTGCTAACGCCTCTTGTGCGCTAGTAATAGCTTCTGCGTCTCCTGACTCATATGCATCCTTAAACACACGTCGTGCAGCCTCTAGTTGATTCTCAGTACGTGCTCCGTACTCAGTAAGATAACCAGAGTCTAAACTTTCTACACGGGTTTTTAACTTTTTGTTTTCCTCAATCAATTGTTCTGCCATACGGACGGCTTCTTCACGTTGAAGTTGTTCGTTCCTATAACGGTCATTCAATTGTTTGATGCGCTTTTGAACCCCTTTAGAATAAGTTTCTAACTCTTCCTCTTGAGTGGGTTCTTGTGCTTTTGTTTCTTCGACTGGTTCTTCAGTAGACTCTTCAGACTCAATGATTACTTCTTGACCTTCGTCTTCTGTCTCTACTTCTGGTTTTTCTTCTTCATACGTGTTTGACATCTGTTGGCTCCAAAATTGTAGCGATTACTTCATCGTCATTTATAATACGGATTTCACCGCCTTCGATTTTAAAACGGGATCCTGAGTAACGACCAATACATACCCATTGACCTTCTTTGCACCAAGGTTCTCCCTCTGGTCCAAACTTATTTGGATCTTTGTAAGCAAGTGGCCCCAATTTCAACACATACGCAACAACTGTAGCTACCGCTTCACGTTCACGCACCTCATCTGGAACAAACAAACCACCTGCTGTCTTAGACGATCCTTGATACGGCATAACTAAAACCCGCCAACCTGTTGGCTGCGGGAGACGTTCAAGTAGTGATTTGTCTAAGAGAGAAGGATCCAGTTCACGTTTGCCAGTTTCCACAAATGCACTTTCAACCGAAGGACTGTCTGCCGTAGCTTCTTGTCGTTCTTTGTTTACTTTTTGTGCAACGTGGTCAGGAAGATATAAAGTCTTCGACATCGTCTGCATTTTTCTCCAACAGGGTCTTGATTTCTTCTCGAGCGAAAGAGAGACCCCGTATCTCTCCCACCGTCATTTTATACTGCTCCCAGTTCTGAACAGAACCATGAGAAAGAGCGGAGCTTAAATCTTTTTCCCTCTCTTCCATTTTCTTATATAGATATTTTGCCAAGTCGGCAACATCCATTATAGGTAGTCCTTGTAATCTTCTTGCATGTCAGATGTGATAGGCCCACCTTCAGCCCACGAGTCACATACATTTTCCTTTGTACAAGTAAACTTTAACAATTGGCAATACCCAAAATCTCCTGAAGTATCCCCAATACAATTTAACATTTCATCTGTAACGTTATAGGAACTACAATTTCCGCAGATTTGATCCATGCCAAAAGCAGTAGATGTGTTTGGTTCACGATACCCGTACTCATCCATCGCTATCATTTTGTTTTCTGCGTTTAGATCTTCGTCTTGCGTAGGAAGAGGACAAGTATTCCCTTCATCGTCATCCTGCATTTTATCTACAGGCATCCCGTCTGGCAGGATAGATATCATAATGTTAACCATTAGTATGTCTTTCCTCGATTAGGGTTGTCCCTAACATCACCTGGACGCCCACCCATGCTAAATTTTTGGGGTTTTTGTTTTGGTCTGGGAGACTCTGTAAGAGGCCGAC